TGCCATTAATTATCTCCAAACAATGCTTTTATTTCAGCATCAGTTAAGGCTTCGCCAGTTTTTAATTTAGCTTTGCCAGTTGTTCTTGCGTTTTGATTTGCAGTTTCTGCATCTTTTAATTCTTGTATCTTTGCATTTACTTCTGCTTCAGTAGGTTTTGTAATTGAACTGTCATGCACTATAATATTTTCATAAGTCATTCTTTGGTCATTAGGAATAATGTTTCCATTATCATCTTCTTTTCTCCAACCAAACCATTGACCATTGTGCATTGATGCTAAAGCAATATTTAAATATTCTTCTTCATTCATTTTATGTATCTCCTAATCTAATAAAAGTCATTGTTGTATAATTAAAACTTGTACTTCCATAAATACTATTACTTGCAGTATTAGAAATTATTGCTTGAAATTTTACTTTTACATTTGACGTATTAGTAACATCTACTAAAGTATTTGTGTGTGCTTGATTATTTGTAGCTGAACCTTCTGATACAAATCCACCAGCTCTACCTTCTCCAACAATACTATAGGAACTACCACCATTTGTTGAAATTTGTATATGAATATTTAAATATCTTACGTCTGAAGCAATACTAGATATTAAATCAAAATTAACTAAATAAATTCCTGTTTCTGGAAAAGTAAATACACCAGAACTTTCAGACATAGCAGTTCCAATCGTTCCTTGACCAGATGTATCAACTCTTTCAAGATTTGCAGTTAAATCAGTAGTAGATGAAAAGTTAGTATTTGCTGTCAATCTCCATTGGTCTGCAACAGTAATTCCACCACCTTTAATTAATGAGTAGTCTATTCTTTTTAATGTACCAGCATCTGATACTAAAAATTCGTCTGTGTCTGCTGGTTCACTTGTTAGTGCTGTTTGGCCAGATATAATATTATTATTTAAATGCTCACTTTCAATAGCACTATCAGCAATCTTAGCTTCAGTAACTGCGTCACCAGCTAACTGTGCAGTTCCAACAGATCCACTTGCAGGATTTACTGTTTGAATAGCTTTACCTAAATACACACAGTACATATCATCTGTTGCAGATGTAGCACTTGTTAAAGTTAATGATGTACCACTAGCAGTGTAAGCAGCAGTTGGCTCTTGTCTTACAAAGTTTATAAATAATGCGATCTCATTTCCATTAGCAACAGGATGATCTAAAGTGTACGAAGTAGTTGCACTTGTACTAAAGTCTTGCTTTTGAAAAGCACTGTATTTTTCAGCGGGTTGGTTTCCTATAAAAGGCATTTATTTCTCCTATGAACTAATTGCGTCTACTGTTGATACCCAAACGTCTAAAGATGAAGCTGTATCTGATATTACTTTTAAAGCATCACCAGATTGAACTACAAACTTTGCACCACCATCTAATACTTGTAATGATGAACCACTTGGTATTGGTGCATCTTTAACAAGATAGATGTCATTTGAACCATCATTAATATATACAGATGCTACAACACTAGATGTTGTTACATTTGAAACTGATATACCAACAACAGTATCATAACTGTCTGCTGTAAATAAAGTTGCAGCTGATGTGCCTACATCATTGCTTGTGTATCTTCTAAAGTTTTGTGCCATTTTTTCTCCTTAAAGTGCTATTGCCATAGCGATTGCAAATCCAGCTGAAGCTGCATCTATGTTTGTTAATTGACTACCATCTACAGCAGGTAATTTTGCAGAACCATCAAGTTGTACCACATTGTTTGCAGAAGTTCCAACATTTAATGTAGATGCAGTTCCTAATCCTGTAATTTTAGTATTAGCAATTGAATTAACTGCTAATGTAATATTTCCTGATGAAGTAATTGGTGAGTTTGTTACTGTAAATTCTGATGAACCTGCATCTGCTACTCCTACTGAAGTTACTGTTCCAACATTAGCAGGTGTAATAACTGTAAATGTTATTGTATCAGATCCTAATGTAGCTGTATTATTTGTAGTACATAAAAATATTTTATTATCATTTACTGTACCTTGATTTACTACAACCATTTGACCAGATAGCTCTGCAATAGTATCAAATTCAGTATCTCTACTTGCAGTACCACTAGATACTACTGTATATAATCCATTTTGTGATCCTGTAGATTGATCTTTAACTAATACTCTATCTCCAGTAACAAGAGTTACTCCATCAATAGTATCACCATTCTGTAAGTCTGCTGTTAAATCTACATTAGCTGTAGTTGCTACTTCAGCTATAATTCTAGTTCTTAGTCCAGCAATAGCTTGATCTACATAATTTTTAGTTGCAGCATCAGAAGTTCCTGAAGGTGCTCCAAGACCTGTAACACTACCACCAGATATTGAAACATTATTTGCATCTTGTGTAGCAATTGAACCTAATCCTAAAGATGTTCTAGCAGTAGCACCAGATTCTGTTACAAAGTTTGATCCATCACCAACAATAAAATTACTGTCAGTTGGTGTTAGCCCAGCAATATCTGTTAGTTGTGCGTCACTTGTTTGTTTCGCATCTAACTGAGTTTGAATTGCAGATGTTACTCCATCTAAATAACCAAGCTCAGTTGTTGTTACATCACTAACTTCTACTTTACCTGAACCATTTGATTGTAACGCTCTTGATGCTGTTAAATCAGATGATGTAATTGTAGTAGCACCACCAGTTATTGTTGCTTGTTTTGAATCTATTTGTGTTTGTACTGCACTTGTAACTCCATCTAAATATCCTAATTCAGTATCGGTTACATCTGATACTGCAATTTTTTGAGATCCATTAGAAATAACAGCTCTATTTGCAGTTAAACTTTCTGTATCAATAGTAGTTGCAGATCCTGTAATAGTTGCTTGTTTAGCATCTAGTTGAGTTTGGATAGCACTTGATACACCATTTAAGTATTGAAATTCTGTGTCTGAGATTGTTCCATCTGCAATTTTAGTTGCAGAAATTCCTGTAGGTATAGAGTTATTAGTTTTAGATAATACACCAATATGTACACTTGTAATAGCTTCATTAGATAATGAGCCTGAATCCCAAGTTATATTAACTGTTGTGTTTGTTGAAAAAGATGTACTAGATATAGTACCATATATTGTGCCTGGCGTTGATGCTACAACTTTAACTCTACGTCCAGCATGATAAATAGCTGTTACATCTGTTCCATCAATAGTAAACGATGTAGCTGATGCGTAAGTAGCTGTATAAGTACCTGCACCATCACCATATTCAATCCATTCAGCTGCATTATAATGCTGTCTAATATCTGCCATAACACTTCTAAAAGCGTTATTGATATTAGATGGTAGCATTCCTTCTGCTACTGAAACTGCATTAGTTCCTGTAGCTGTGTTGTTTGCTGCTGTTGTATCGTATTTACCTAAAAATGTTCCTGCCATAATTTTACTCCATAAACCAAACGAATGCTTTATCGCTTTCTGTATTATTTTTATTAACTAAAGTGTTAATTGCTTCTTCTATTTGTCTTTGGAAAAATTCTTGTGTTTCCATTGAATATCTTACGTTATCTATATCTACTGAATCTGTCATTATCTATATCCTGCTTTAGATGCTACAATGTCTATACCTTGTGCATGATCAAAACTTGTTCCAGCAGGTATTTTAACATTAGCTCTAATGTATCTACCTGATTGTCTAACAGGATTAATCCCACTATCTACCATAGAAGATGAACTAGACTCTGTTTCTGTGTCTGCTAATCTTTCTCTAGTTTTTACAGTAACTGTTGCTTCTGCATCTACTATTGGTCTTATTCCTTGAATGTTAGTACGAGCTCCTGGAAATGCTTCTATTTCTGCTGTCTCTATCTCACATTCATTTGAATTTCCTGAAAAGATTGCAGCTTTAAAATCTCCATCTATTCCACCTAAAAACATTTGTCCACCATTCCAAAAGTCTGTATCAAGGTTAGCATTAATTTCTTCTAAGTTTTCTGAAATAATATCCATTAACTCTACTGTGTATGCTCCTACAAATTGTGGAAATATTTGACTAGCATTAACTTTTGCTAAAGACCATTTTTTTGTAGCGTAATTATATATTATAATTCTATCACAAATACCTGTTGTATTGTTAGTATTATTTACGCTTGGGTACAACCACATAGCTAACTGATTAAATGGATCTGTTGCTGCTACTATTCTATCTGAATATGCTTTGTTTAAATTTAGATCAAAGAATCTATTAACTTTTTCTACTCCAATAGGTACTACGTTATCACCTGATATTTCATAAAAACCATCATCTGCAAGAAAAAATACACGTCTATTGTCCTGGCAAACTGTTCTTCCAAATATAGCTCCCCTGTTTGGAGATATAACTGATAGCCTAAATATTGTTGCACCACCAACATAGTCCATACGAACTATTTGATTTTGTCTAAATACATATCCTACCTCTCCAGAAGTAATATGAGTTATTTGACCACCTGATCCTGGTAAGTCTTGTAAGTCAGATTGTTTACCTGACCAAACTGTAATATCATTAATACCAGACCATTGTATTCTGTTTGTAGCATTAGCTATATTACCTGTTACTAAAAAATCCCTAACTACGCCAGATACTCTAAACAAAGGACAAGTACCTGCTGTTTGAATAGAAGTAAGATTTGCAAAATTTGTAGATGTTCCCATTAAATAATATTGAGCTGGATCTACTCCATTACTTGCAATTACATATTGACCAAATTGTGTAAATGTAAAAAAATCATCATCATCTCCAGTTAAACTTCCTTTACGAGAAGTAAATGTTCCTGATTCTAATTGATGTATATCTGTTTTTGTAGCTACAAAATTATAAACTGTATTAGAGTTATCTCTAAAAGAACCAGATCCATGTGCATCTTTACCTACTGTTGATGTACCTGTATATGATACTAATGATGGAAATCTTTTATAAGATCCCATTGCATGATAAACATTAGTTGCTACATTTGCACCTTTCATACCATGTTCTGGTTGATCGGGCATCCATTCTCCAAAAGGTATTTGCATTATCTATTCCTGTAAAATGATAAATCTGTTTGAACATCTGTTCTTTGTGTAACAGGTGCTCCACCATATGAATCTTGTTTGTCATTATTTTCACATCTTTCCATAGCAGATATATACATCTGTAACCATTGTTGTACTTGGTTAGGATCTATTCCACCTAAAAAGTTTGCTGCATGGTATAATGAACCATATAAATATATTCCTGGATGTTTGTTTAAAATGTAATTTGTTGTATTAGAATCGCTAAGAGCTCCAAAAGCTTTATAGTATGATAAGTACCCAGTATAAGAAGAATCAGGGGCAGGGCCAAAACGTAAAGTTTCTGTTTCATTATCACTTTCAATTGTATAAACCCTAGGTCTAGCAGTTGTTGATCCAGCTTTAATTTCAAACATATTATGTGGAGTTATATACTCTAAAGGATATTTGTTACTAGCTGATAATATATAAAACGATCTTACTCCAATAAAACCAGTAGGAACAGATTCTGTTTCAGAGTCTATTGTAATAGCATCTATTTGTTCCATTTGTCTTATTCTCAACTTTGCATTAAAGTCAGCTTCAGTTAGTGCAATAAAATCTGGTATTTGTGTAGTTAAATCAGATCTATTTAACCAATCTGCTATAGATGATTTTAATTCTGAAAATGTTGTTAGTGCCATTATAAACTTCCTTCAGCTGTTCTAAAATATCTAAACTCACTACTGTTAAGCTTAGTTCTCATTATTTTTCTTTGAATATCTTTTGGTAATTGAAACCAATTATTTGAACCATTATATTCTTTAGCCCAGATCTGCAGTACTAGAGGAGGAACACTTGCAACTCTTTTCATTTCTTTTGCTTTAGAAAGATAACCATTATCGTGGTTATAAAGTTCTTTGTTTCTTTTCATTAACTTATTAACATCTTGCGATTTATTAATAGTTAATGCTCCATTAGACTCTTGTATATACTTTGTTTTTATTCCTGCATCGTATTCTACAGATCTTACTTTACCCATACTATTCTGATAGTTCTGTTACGTATAAATTTACTGATCCAATTACAGCTATTTTTTCTCCACCAGATACTTTAAAATATTCTATATCTTTTGAAGGTACAAAAATTGTAGATGTAGTTGCTGTTGGGCCTGTTCCAAATTCTATATGACAATCAGCGTCTGCTACTATTCTAACATATTCTATATTGTTACCAAATGCAGCTGATGCAGCTGATGTACCAGAAGATGTTACTTTCTGAGTTGTTATAGGTCTCATTGCTATATGCATTTTATTTCCTTTTGTTTGGGGATGTTTCCACCCCCATAATTAATTATCTTCTTATAACGAATGTTACTACACATTCACACGCAGTTGAAGATCCACCATCAGTAATCATTTCGATAGCTTGTCCTTCATTTACTGAATTTTCAGCAGTAGGTTCTGCAGTATCTACATCACCAGCAGCTGAGCCAGATTGAGTTATTGTTATACCACCACCTGTTACAGCAGTGCCACCAATTTCAAATGATAATGCAGCGTCAGCTGTAGTAATAGCATTTTTAATTGATGTAAAAATTTTAATAATTCTTCCACTATCTGGTACAGGTACGAAAGTTGATCCTGCTGAACTTATGTTTGTAATTTTAGATGTTAAAAAATAGTCGTTAAGTGTTCTCATTTTGTTTCCTCATTGTTCCGATCTTAACCCCTCTCAGATCTTCAATGTTAAAAATATACTAGGGGAGCAGTATTGAGGTTGCCCCCCTAAGTATTTAATCTATTAAGATGTTGTTAAGTCAGCTACTAAGCCTGAAGCTGCTTCGTTTCTAGATTCTAGAGTTGCTTCAACAAGAAGTTGTCTTTTCTCTGAGTCACCAGTCTTAGCAAGTTCATGCATAGAGAAGTCTCTTAAGAACGCAATTCCCCAGTATTCCATGTCTAGTACATAAGCGTCTCTATCTCTAGAGAATCTGTTAGGTACTACTTGCAATTGACCGAAGTCAGATGCGTACACGTCTACTGAAGTGTATAAAGTAGCGTCTGCACCAGCATCAAATCTAGTAGAATTACCAGTAAAACCTGATAATTTTTGTTTGTTGAAAGGGCCGACCATAATCATTGAAGGGTCACCACCAGCATTCCAAACTGATTTAATTACTGATTTTAATTGAGCTTCTGTGAATGCTCTTTGAGTACCATCTGTGTGAGCTGCATTTCCTGCACCTGCACCAGAAGCACCATCAGATGCTAGGTCATCATTAGTAGTGACCCAAGATCCAAGAGTTCCCATTTTTCTTGCAGTTGATGAGTTTCCACCTACTTCTGCAATGTTTCCTGTAATAGTAGCTTCCATATCTCTTTTAAGCTCTTTAGCTCTTTTAGCGATTTGGTATGCTAATTCAGATGCTCTACCTGCTTTGTCTACAGATTCTTGAGTACCAGTAATAACTACAGTTTTATCCATAATTTGTGTACTGTTAGAAAGTCTAGTAGTTGCAGTTGATGCATCTAAAGTTGCCTCGTCACCTTCAATAACAGCATTTGAAGTAGATGCTGCTGCAAGTGAGTCGGTTTGCCATTCGTGTAGAACTGCAGTTGCTTTTGTTTTAGCTGCAGAACTAAGGAAAGGCGTATCTGTTGGTGAGATACTGTAGATAACGTCTGAAAGATCTTCTCTTTCACCGACTGAATCATACGTATCAAACGTGTTAGTTGGTTGTGCCATTGTTTATTTCCTTTGTTGAGATTTAAGATTAATCATATCTGCTATTGCTGACTGAGCATCTCTTATATGACCAGTCTTTCTTAGCGTCTTGATTTTATTTCTTACTTCTTCTCTACCTGAACTAACATTCGATTTAGCAACACCAGCTTTTAAAACTTTAGGAGCATTAGCAACTTTTTTAGAAACTATAGGTCTTTTGTCTTTTTGAGACTTAAAACTCATAGCGTCTTTTGCTACCATAAGAAATCTATGGTCTGCAAGGCTACCTATCTCTTGGTCGTTAAAACCATAATCACGTAAAGTATTACGCATATTAAGTTTAAAAGAGTCAGCTTTATTTGGATCGCTAAACTCTGGTATTTTTGTTGCAGCTAATTCTTTTTGTGTTTCAAGGTAACTCTCATATTGTCTAGTTTGAGCTTCTCTTGCTTTTTCTTTTAAAGAATCAATGTGTTGCCTTTCTTGTCTTAATTGAAAGTCAAGTCTAGCAGCTTCAGTTGGATCTTCTTGATAAAGTTTAGCAAGATCTTGTCCACCTTGTTTTTGTTCAACAAATTGACTAGCTGTCGAAATTAAATCGTTTAGTTCTGATAAACGAGTATCGTAAGTTTGACGCAAACTATTCTTTTGAGTTTCAAGATCTCTCTTTTCCATCCCTAATGAATGAGTTTTTTGTCTATAATCCGAGTCTCTAGAATATCCTGCCTTCAGCTCATCGAGGCTCACCTCAAGCTCTTGACCTTGTACTTTGACTCGGTGGAGCTCTGGTGTCTCTAATTCTGTTGGTGTTTCTTCTGTTGTCTCAGTATTTTCAGATGCCTGTTCAGTAGAAGCTGTTTTCGACTCTGTGCTTTCTTGAACTTCCTGTGTCTCAGGAGTTGACTCTGAAGGTTCAGTATTAGTTTCTGGTTCTTGATTGTCCTGTTGAGGATTCAGTAATCCAGAAATTTTTTCTGCTGCACCTTGTATATTTTCTTCTGCCATATCGTTCCTTTCATGGTTGACGAATTTGAAGTTGCGTTAGCTTAACTTCGTTTATTTAGATTCTCAAGATCTACTTGAGCAAGTTTTCCACTAGACATGACACTAAGCAAATGCCCTCGGATTTTATCTACCATATTAAAGGCTACCCAAAGGTTTCTTCGCTTGTCATCATCTGCGAAAGATGTATTAAAAATCTCTTGTCTATAAATTTCTAAGAGATCTTCAAATGCTGTTTTTAGAAGGGGATCGTCCAGCAGTTGCTGAGCTCTCTTGCCCTCCCTGATTATTGTTTCCTTGTCCATCATTAAAGAATTGTTTTTGTCCTCTTACTATTGCACCCATTAGATCTCCTGATTTTTGTAAATCAGTTTGTTCTAACATAGATCTTCGTTTAAGTTCTAACTCATCAATTTTGGTATTGTATTTCAATTCCATTTCTTTAATAGCTAGTTCGTAATCTAGAAGTGCTTGTCTCATTTTACCTTCCAAACTCTTAGCTTCTGTTTCAGCTTTTAACTGTGCACGTTGGTTTTCACCTTGTACTTGAGCTAATGTTACCTTCTCAAACTCAGTTGGTGGTTTAGGAGGTATTGGTGGCATTTGTGCTGCACCCACTTCAGGATCCATAAAGTAAGGTTCTATACTATTTAGACCTGCATTTTCAACTAATTTTTTCAAAGAGTTATAAATATTTCTAAGATTAACCATTGGGCCATGAACATTTTGTTGTAAATTAATTGCAGACATTTGTCTTTCTAATATGGCATTCATTAATATTAACTGTTGTTCTTTTGATCCAGTTCCTAATCCTACAGAAACTGTTATATTAACTCTGTCTTTCCATTCGTAAGGTCTCATAGGTATATATTTACCTCTGATTCTTACAATTTTTTCTTTGTTTTGATACTTGCAAGTAAGTTCAAACATTTTTAAGGCTAGATCTTTTACACCAGTTTCAGCAAAGATTCTGGCGATTAACTCCATTCTCATTTGTGATTGTGTCAGAATTTGGTTCTGGCCAGTTGCTGTATTGTTTAATGTGTTTGCATCTAGCCCTTGTGATTGTCTTGTAACGCCTGTTCTAGTTTCTTTTACAGAATCTAAGTAGGCTAACATACCACTTGCTTGTTCAGTAATCGGTTGTGCCTGTATAGGCATCATTACATTTTGAGGAGGTTGTTTAGTTCTAACAATTCCTCCAGGACGATTAGTTAATAAGTCATCCATTGCAACCTGTCCATCTTGTACTGCAACTCTATTATTATTTGTTAGATACATATTATCTAACATCTGTCGCATTACAGTAGACTTAATTAATTGTATATCTTCTACTAATTCAGCTACACTTCTTCCATAGAATCTGTGTGGCATAATAACTGGAGTCATAGATATAAAAGGCATTGTATCTATTTCTTCCATGTCTAATAATTTTTTACCATCCCCTGCTACTGTAATTTTTAATAGTTCTGCTTTACCATCACCATCTACATCCATTCTTACATAGCATTCATGTATTAAAACATCTTGTGTACTTTCATCACCATCAGTTTCTCCATGTGAAAAATCTACATTTTGATGTCTAGTAAATTTATCTTCAGTATAATAATCTCCATCACCAGTTGGTAATGAGTCTACCATATCTTTGTCATAACCCATTTCAACTAATTCTGTTCTTGTTTTGTTCACTCTGTGACAAACAAAGTTTGCAGTATCAATGGACTTACATCTTCTTTCAATTAGAAATTCTTCAGGTGGTACTGGTTCTATTCTTACTTTACCATAAACTTTAGTTCTATGAATAACTACATCATGTAGTTTAATTGAATCTATTTCTTTACCAGCTTCGTCTGTAATTTTTTCTTCATACTCACTATGATTAGAAACTTTAATCTCATCCATAGAGACTAAATCATTAAACTCATCATCAGTTAATCTTGAGTATTCTTCTCTTTCAATTTTTTGTGCATCATCCCAATATACTTTTAGTATTCCATTTTTTTGAATTAATGCATCTTTGAATGCAGTATATAAAGATAAAAATCCATCGTTTTCTTTATAAAAAATGTAGTTTAAATAGTCAGAACATTGTCTAGCCATTTCTTCATCTTCAGGCCCCATGCCTTCACAATTGAATACATTATCACCTGATGTAAATATTCTCATTAAAGATGGCATCAAACTTTCTACTGTATCTAAAACATCATTTGATACTACTTGAGATCTACCTTCTTGTTCATTTCCAAGAGGGTTTCCTAAATAATATTCTAATGATTTTTTTCTTCTAGCTACAAGTTCTCCACCAATATAACCTGATGCGTTATGTATTTCTCTGCTTACTACTGATAATATTTCTTGATTTGTTTTTTTCATACTACGTATTTTGTATCTATATTAATTGGTTTATCCCATTCTGTTGTATCAATAGGATCATGAACACATCCATATCTGAAGGCATCACTTGCGTGTGAGCACCAGTCATGGAGAGGTTTATTCTTAAACACTTGGTTTTTATCATCCCATTGTTTTCGATACTGTCTCAAAGCATCTAATCCTGTTTTACATTTAACTCTATCGAAGTAACAATTAGGTAAAGTATTTCTTACAGATTCAATACCATGATCTACTTCTAACTTAGGTGCTACCTCAAAGTCAATGCCTAATTCGTTTGCTACTTCTAATCTTGACTTACCAGTTCCAAGCTCACGTGCCATTATATCATGTGGAGCTATATGTCTGCTATAAGCATAATCTTTCTCCATAAGTATATCAGCATAGTGTGCTAATGATTCACCTGAAGTTTCGTAGTAATCTATTAAATGAATTTCTGTTCCAACTCTTTGTGCAAACCATATTGCAGTTGAATCTCCAATTCCTAAATCCCACCAAGTTTCTACTCCAACTGATTCATCTACAGGTACTTCACCTATTCGTTTTTCTTTATCTGCTTTAGTTATCAGTCTACCATAATAACTTCCTGATACTGCTGCTGTAAAAGAACATTCAAATTCTTGTTGGTATTGTTCTTCAGTCATTATAGCACGAGCTTGTTCTAACTCGTCATCTGGTATTACTTGTGTTTCAGATGCTCTATATAACTTACCATACCAATCTTTATGACCACGTTGTGCAAAGTCAAATACTTCCCAAAATTGGTTATGACCCATTGGCGTACCTATAAATAAAACTGATCCTAGTTTATCTGATACTGCTGGTCTTACAATTTCTGTCCATACTCTTGGAGACATGATAGCATATTCGTCCATTACAACTTTATCAAAGCCCATTCCACGAATACTATCTGGATTGTCTGCCCCAAAGATTTGAATACGTGATCCATTAAATAGATCTATTCTT